GTGCTAAACCTGCTTCTTCCATGAACGCCGCCTCTGCAGCAATAGGCATAACTTGCTCTCCAAGGAACATAGCGTAATCAGCGGGATTCTCAAATGGTTCGCCGAAGTAATTATGACCAAAAAGCATACCTTCCATGAATCCAGTCAATGGCGCAGACTTAGAAAACATGAACTTTATAAAGGGGTTATCAAAACGGTTTAATTTCACGAAGTCTAATGGTTCATTCTGTCCTGCCCCCACCATTGAAGCTGTCACATCTGCCCCAAAGCGTATCATTGAGGTCATCATACCACCGATACCAAAGTGGCGGGTAGTCCCTGTTAGTGGATCAGTAATTTCAATTGTCATAAATTTACCAGTAGTAGGATCAAAGTTGGGTTCTTGGCCCAATGCAAGACTTATCCCTGTATAAGCCATAGCCCCTGCTGCCATCATAGAACCTAGTGCTTTACGGGTTTCAGCACCTGTCATACCGCCTTTGAAGGCATCGCCTATAAGAGCAATGCCAGCGCGCGTGTAACGTGAGGCAAAAAACATGAACCCCTGTTCAAATGCCCGTTGCCCTTTACCAATACCAAGCCCTTTTTGTGACATTACACAAGTCATTCGGTTAACATGCCGTGCAATTTCCATTAGTTCATCGGTGTTTTTGGCTCGTCCTTTCAAGGCGTTCCATATATGTAGACGCATAGCATCGCCAAATTGCCCCCAACTTGCTTCAAATCTGCCATATGTCTGTCTTACTACTTCTTGTCCAATTTGTGGTTTGCCTGCCAAACCCGTAACCTTTCCAGCTAGTGCTTGTAGTTTAGGCATAGCTTCCATAAGCTCAAATCCACCTACATAACCGCCATAATGACTCATTTCCATAAAAGCGTCGTAGTTTTTAACTATAAAGTTTTCATAATTTTGTGGTTTGGCAAAACTTTTGTACATTTCTGCTACATTCTTTGCCCAACCTATTGGATATTTTCCCATTGCAGGTGCACCTTGAATAAACGCGGCTGACCAATCTGCGGCAGCCACAAGCGTTCGCAGTTCACCAGATATGGTGGCCATCGCATTAAGCGGCCCCCATCCTCTGTCTGCATAATAAGTATTGACTATATCACCTACATGCTTTGGAAAGATTTTACCCTGAAATGCGGGGTGGGCAATAGTAGTCTCTGTACCAAGGGTTGGAGTCTTTGCTCGTTCCATTATACCTGCTCGTGCTGCTTTACCTTTCCAATAAGGGGCAGTACCAGCTTCTACAGCAGCTTTAGCTTCATCAAGTAATGGCTTAATAGCTGCTTTAATATCATCTATAGGTTTCTCCATAAGTTCCCGCAATTGTTTACCAAGTTCAGGAAACCGTCGCTCTTGGGCGGCTAAAGTTCCAACAGGTAGTTTTTCACCACGGGCTGCCCGTTGTAAGACTTTAACTAACTGTTTTGCTCCCGCTAATTGCTTGGTCGTGGTTATAGCTTCCTTCATTATTTGGGGAGCAGCTTTCCATGCTCGTTCTAATGCTGTTGCACCTAATGGTGCTAACATATTAGCAAATTGCTCATCACCAATTACTTTTGCAGCACTTCGTATATAAAGTTCAGTTATTTTTGCTAAACTAGGTTCATAAATTAAGCCTGCTTCTCTTACACCATCCCCCGCCGCCTCAAAAATCCTCATCTTTGCCCAACCAGGCTTAGCTCCATAACGACCGCCACCCTTTCTAATTTTAACAAGGGCATCATCAATATTCTTACCAATTACTTCGCGCTTAACCCAGTGGGCAAACTCAGGGAACTTTATTTGTCTAACTTCTATCCCCGCAGCTTTTAACCCTTCTTTTACCCAATCCGCTGTTTCATGGACTTGTTTAATATAAGCTTGTTGTTGTTCAGTTAATATATATTTATAGGGGTGTTCGGCTACATCATTTATATGTAATGATGCCCCAGCATATTTAGGCTTAACCGTGACTTTTGTAGCTGCCCCTGTTGCTATATCTGTGCCAAACAAACGTATATCATTTTGATGAACTTTGCCTAATGTGGCTAAACCAACACGTCCTTTAGCCAATAATATTTCTTGTATATTTTCTCTAACGAGTATCCCACGCATGGCGGAATCTTCAATTACTTCGGTAACTGTAGCAGCGGGGCCACCTACACGTTCTACAATACTTTTAAGTACTGGTTTTCTGCCAAGTGTTTGGGCAACTTTGCGCTGCCAATCTATCTTAGTTATACGCAAGAGCATATCATTAACATTAGGAGTAGTAAACCTAGCTGTCTCTGGTATATATGCTTCTACTTTAGCTATAGCTTTACCTATAGGTTCCATTAATGGAGCTAGTTTAGTTGCTGCTTTAGTAAGCGGCGCAACCACTGGTCTTAGAACAGGCCCAATTACTTTTGCCACCCCCCTTAAAGGTAAACTCAGAGCAACTTCTGCTGCCTTAAGAGGCCATAATGCTCTACTACCTATTATAGCTGCTTTGGTGAAAGCACTAATACCTGTTTTTGCCCCCAAAAAACCTAACCCCGCAACTCCACCCGTACCAATTATGGTAGCTAACCAAGGAGTTATTTCTAATGCACCCTTGACACCAATTGTCCATTCCTTTTCACGTATCTCTTCTGGTGTCCAAGGGAACCTAAATAATGGTTCAAACTGAAATCCTGGTTCTTCCCAAGCTTCATATTCTGCACGCTCTCGCTCCCACCAAGATAAACCTTCTGTGCCTTTAACAGCAGGCGTAAATGGGGCAGCTAATAGTGTACCCGCCCCTGTGCTTATATTCTCCATCCACTTGAGCGGATATTGCCACCATGACATGCCCGCTTTCTTAGCAGGCGCAGCTTGTGGTTCCCCAAATAAATCAGGTATAGCACGTAACTGCTCTAAAGCAGTATTACGTTCTAATTCACCCATGTCTTTTAGACGTTGGGGTAATTGCTGCTTGAATATACGCAAAGCACCAGGACTTAACCTGCGTACTCGTTCTACATCTAAGGGCATACTACGTCCTTATTTTGTCTTTAATATTAAACTGTATATTTATTTCACACTCATTATCAACTGGATTATAGGCTAACTTGGTTATATATATTTTATTTAATTTTAAGACTTCGTTGACACCTGCCACAGCTTTAAGTGCGGCCTTTCCACATAAAGATATTTCTTCTTCGGTTATATTCATATTACTCCTTATCTCATCCAACTTAATGATCTACGACTACCACTAGGTGGGGCAGCTGCTCTACGACGCCAGTCAACATCTGCTGGTGATGCACCTGTACGCGCCTGTCTATATCCTTGATATTGCTGCTGTTGTGACGGCCCCATACGTGACCATAACTGTGCCGATGGGCGAGTTAATTCAGGCATACCTTGAGCACTTTGTGGTGTCCAGCCAGGAATAGCTTGCCCTGTCTCCATACCATATTGCTGCGGCATCAAGGGCTGCATCCAAGGTTGAACCACAGGCTGTTGGCCCGTGTAGGCTGCATATTGTAGCCAACTAATAGGTTGTGAAGCCAACTGCGCCATATGCTGGCGTTCCATTTCTTGCTGTTCCATACCAGCTTGTTCACGATACCATCCTATCATACGCTCTTGCTGCTGTTCTTCACGCATTTGTGTTCGTGCTTGGAATTGCCGTGTTTTAGCCGCTTCTCGTTCTTGTGTAGCTCGTTGACGACGCTCAGACTCAGAGATAGTACCATATTGTTCTTTTTCCCATTCTAACCGTTCTCTACCTACGTCAGCACCTGTTGGGCCAAGGTCTTCTCTATCTAAAGAAGGGCCAATACGAGTCATACCGATAGACTTACCTTCAGCGTCAAAACTTACTTCATAATCATAACCACCCTCTTGTATTACTTCAACTCTAGCAACTCTACCAAATATATCTTCTTCGTCATAAACATCTTCAGCTTCTTCTTGTTCACGGCGCATACGGGCTAGTTTTTCTGCATGGCTCTCAGGAGCAGCCTCAACACCTTCAGGGAGTGGCTCACCTATTTTTTCTTCCCAAATTCTTTTTGTAGTTTGTGTTACACGTGCTCCTTGTGGTTCTACTTCTAACCACTGTTGATAATGCTTATTAGCTCTAATACCAGGTTCATTTTGAGGCATACCAATACCAAAACGGTATTTTCCTGGCCCGCGATAACCATACCATTCTTGAAATGCCTTATATTCTTCTTCGCTTAATCTACCTAATCGTTCTGTAGTCATTAGGCTTCCTCCTCAGCTTTGTACATGTCGGCAATAGCTTTATTGGCTATCTTCTTTTCAAGGTCTTGCCTATATTTAATAAGGGGGGCAATCTCCTCTTGTATGAGTTCCTCCATGATTTCAATTTCTTCCTTAACAAGTTCATCTACTATAGTTAAGAAATCATTATCTTTGGGCATTAGTAAGTTCCTTTTTGAGATTTATTATCTCTTGCTCAAGTCTTTTTATCTTTTGCTCAAGTATTGTTATTTGTTTATGAGTATCATCAGAAACAAGTTCAAGATTTTCTAATCTATTGTCTTTTTTATCGCCATTTTTATGGTGTACTATCTCTATAGACCGTAAACAACGCCCCAAGTGTTTAGCCATAATTAATCTATGTATTCTCACTCTACCATCCGATATACTAGCCATAGGAAAGTAGGGGTCACTAGTAGGCAGGTGAACGTGTATATAATCACCGTGTAATCTAGCTTCACTTTTTGTATAACAGTTTGGGCAGCGTTGAGAACGTGGTAATTTATGTGCTAGTCGTACCCATCTTTCCTTTCCACATATTACACAAGCATGCCATATATATTGCCCACTAGCTAATTTTCCTATTTTACCGCCGTTAACAATTTCACCTATTGCAGGCATTATCTATTACCACCTCCTCCTCTTCCTTGGCCTTGTATGGGACTTTGCCCCAACTTCGATTGTTGTTTCCACTGGTTCTCTAAATCTCCCATTGAACCTAATGGAGCACGCTCAGGAACACCTGGAACAAGTGCCCTCCCTGGGCCTTCAGGCCCGCCACCCCCCTGTTCTGGCCCACCTTGACCTTGGGGCAGTGGTATTAGTCCAGCTTCACCTAAAGCTTCTTGAAACTTCTGTGCTAATACCTGGTCTTTAATCATATTATAAGGAGGCGACAAACGTAGTTGCTCTTTAATCTCTTGACGGTCCATTGCCTTTGGGTCAACATTACTCATTTGTTTGCGCGCCCATTCCTTGGTGATTAACCCATTACCACCGTTCCACATCTTGTTGAGGGCGTCTTGGCGGCGGTACTCGTCTTCCTCGGAGATTGGGGCAAATTCTACATAATAAGAGAATGGTTCCTTCACCATGTCTTTCTTAATTAATACATCAAACTCATCGGTAGGCGTTTTTGCCCAAACATTAACATCGCCAGGAATCACGTTCTTTAACAGAAGTGCACATTTAGCTAACACCAATGCCCAACCATTAGCGAAAGCGTCCTTGGAATAGTTAAACTTACTACCCGCTTCGGCAAGGACTAACCGCCTATCTGCCCCTGAGCGAACCCCAGTCTCGCCCATGCCCATTAGAGAGCGTGGTGTACCGTGAATTGATATATAATCATGTGTTAAAGCAAGTTGGGCATATGCTTCTCTTGGGGCAAGATTACGCTCCCAGTCATGGAACGCTACGTCCTTATCACCCATTGGCCAATAAGTACCATATTCTTGCTTTATTTCGGGCAGTGTTGCGGCGTCCGTCCCAGTGATATAACCACCTTTCATGGTTTCCCACTTCATAAGTATATCAAGCATAGAGTAGTTCAAAGACTCTGATACAAGTAATCCTGTCATATAGCGCAATAGGCCAACATAGCGTTTCTCTGGGGCAGCATCCTTGGCAAGATTACCTAACCCTGATTCAATGAGGGTGTAGGGTATGAAACCATAACCGTGTTTATCCACTTTGGTTCTCAGGATGGTTTCATTGTTTATCATTTCGCAACGGTAAAATCTATCAGAGTATCTTACATAATCTATGTATTCATCACTAGCTACTCCCGCTTTGTTCTTCCAGTTGGGGTAGCGAAGTTTGGCGTCATAGGTTAAAAGCTTACTAGCCTCAAAGACATAAAGCCTACCTCCATAGTTTGGGTCGGGGTATATAGTTGCAGGATTAACTGACTTTATTATGATAGGTAGATTTCGTGTACCTGTCTCAAACCGCCACTCATCTATACGTCCTGCATAATGATTATCTGATTCACCGTCTTTTTGCTCTGGGGCATAAAGCCAGTCGTCAGCGTCCCAGAGTGTTTTTAATACAGCAAGGCCATGTAGCCAGAAATGCTTTGCTGACTGGCGCAAAGGAGAAATTGAAGACTCAACATTTACCCTATGTATAACACCAAGGGCAAACTTTCGTGCATTCTCGGCGTCTTCATCACTCATTTCCTTTGTGCCCTTCTTATTGACATAGATACGGGCATTAGCAATATCAGTGTGGTCAACCGCCGTATCTACCATGTCTCTGCCCGTGGGCAGTACGATGCCATCAGCTTTATATTGCTCTGGCAGTTTTAAGCGATTACCAAAGGCACACTCATAGAACTCCTCGTCAAGTTCAAAGGCAATGGTAAGGTTACTGTAAGTGGTCTTAACCTTCTCAAATAGCGTTCTTATCTCATCAACAGATGGTTTACTGACTGCCACGTTATTCTCTCCCTATTAGCTTTGCAATTAGAGGGTCTATAGCCTCTTTGTTGAAATCTAACGTCTTTATAGCCGCCATTTGCTGTAAATTGGTCAAAACATCTTTCCGTTTTAGCCACGCAATGCCTACAGCTATTACATAATCATCATGTGCGCCGCCGACAGCCTCGATTCTACCATCTTTGTTGGCATTTCGGACGATACTATAGAATTGTTTTAGTCCCAAGCGGTTAAAAATACGGATTTGGTAGTCATTTATACCAGGAATCAATGCGCCAAACAGGTCTTCTCTGTTCTTCTGGTCGGTGAAGAAACCTACACGTTTCAGTGTATCAGGTTCTACAATCCGTGACCACACTAATGGCTGTTTGCCGCGGTATCCTAGCTTCTTATACCCCAGTTCCACCGCTTTCTTGATTACTGCCCTACCTCCACCAGTTATATTATGTTCAATCCACCATATAGGATTCTGATAATGACGTAGTAGCATTACACTGTGATATGCAAACTCTTCGGGGGGCAGGTCATTAGTCATAATATCAGCTACTACTGCCCCTGTCCGCACATCTAAGATAGCTGTCGTGCTAAAGTCTTGACCCAACCCCTGCCCAACATCAGAACCAGCTATATAGCGGCTTCCGATATGGTAATCTTGATATACACGACAGATTTTACAGTCAATGTTTTCCTCTTCCCACCGTTCTCCTGCATTGATATGTCCCCGCACATCTTCACTCATTTGGTTGATTACCTCACGTTTGAAGACTACTACAGACTCTGCAAGACTTAGTGCT